GCAATATGCAGTTGCTGATCTCTAACCTTGGCGCACAGCTTGCACAGTGCTGTTGCGATATTCGAGCATCTATCCAGGATGTGCGGTACGAAATGGCAAAGAGTACATGCGACATTACAAATCAAATGAGCATGCACACTCGTGACGTTATTGATAATCAGAACAACGGGTTCCGGTCTATTCTTGATTATCTGTGTCAGGAAAAGATTGATGCAAAGAACGAGAAGATTGCAGAGCAGGCGGCCCAGATTCAGGCGTTGCAGTTGCAGGCAAGCCAGGCGGCGCAGAATGCTGTTTTTGCTGCCAGCCAGGAAGCCCAGACCGCAGAACTTATCCGTAGACTTGGCAGAGACTACCCGGTCAATGCGGTTGTAGTGCAGCCCAACACTCCTGTGACATTCCCGACAAATGGATGTGGTCAGTTTAATGGAGTGTGGGGTAACGGTTGCGGAAACGCCTGTGCCCCCTGTGGGTGCTAAAATTTCATATCGGAGTATCTTTCCCATAACGGGAATGTTCGGCGGATAGTCGTTATTACGCAGGAAGGCAGGTTTGCTTCGTGCGGCCTGTCTTTTTGCGATATGAGAGGAGAAAATGATGATTGAATTGACTGGAACGATCCAGACCGTAGCGCCTGGACAGGACGTGCTTTTTAACAACAAGGCCGTGAAAAGCGGTTGTGCAGAACAGTGGAGAGACGGAAGTGGGCAGGTAGTCCTTACCCAGCCTGGAAGATATCTTGTGACCTTCTCCGGGAATATCGCAGTACCGGCCGGAGGGACGGCGGGAGAGGTTTCTCTTGGACTCGCACTGCAGGGAGAGGCTATGTATGGATCCATTATGCGTGCAACTCCGGGAGCAACAGACGCATTTTTTAATGTTTCCACGCAGCACTATGCAGATGTGCCACGGAGCTGTTGCGGCGGCGCGTGCTGCCAGACCATAACTGTCCAGAATACCGGAACAGCGGCTGTAAGCGTCGATAACGCAAACATTATGGCTGTCCGGGTAGCATAAGGAGGTGCGGGACTTGGGAATGAAGGAAAGAGAAAAAGAAAGACTTTGTGAGCGCCTTGAAATCGAGACCGGAAAGATTCTGGACAAAGCGGAGCGATCCGAATTGACGACTGGAGGCCTGGATAGCCTTTTTAAAATCATCGACATCATGAAGGATCTGGAAAACATGAAGTACTGGGATAAGAAGTGTGAATATTATGACGCTGTTCTTGATGAGATGCAGGGCGGTTACAGCGAACGTGGATATTCTAATGAGGGCGGAAACTACAGTGAGCGCCGGGACGGCCGCGATCGATATAGCCGTGCAAATGGCCGCATGATGCAGGACTACGGCCAGAATTCTTCGTATGCGAATCGCGGTCAGCATTATGTGAGAGGACACTACAGCCGTGCGGACGGCCGGGATCCTTATGATGATTATATGTCTGATAAACAGTCATACCGATCCGGTGGAAAAACAGAGGACTGCAAAAAGCGTATGATTGAGGCACTTGAGGATCACATGGAAATGTTGACACAGGAGTTAGGAGAAATGTCAAAAGATGCAGACTGCAGGGAGGAACGGGAGACCATTAAGCGGTATGTGGACAAATTACGAAATATGATGTGATGAAAGGGCGGCGGGGAAACCTGCCGCTTTGGCCTTATATGTGTCACCACTTTATTCTTTAATTTATGATAAAATATAATTGCACAAAGCATTGAGAATTAGGCGCGGCATAAGGCAAGACCAAACGGCACTGAATGTAAACATAGACAGGAACAAATGTGAAGCGCTTCCTGCGGTATCAATGCTTTTAAAAGGAGAATGATATGGTAAAAGACAACTGGGTATATTGCCCAATCTGCCACAATAAAACCCGAACGAAAATCAGATCGGATACCGTTGCAGTAAGATTTCCGGTGTTCTGCCCGATCTGTAAAAATAACTTTGTAATGGATTTTAAAAAAGGGGAAGCGCGTCTTTCTGATGCGCCTGAATTAAAAATATAAGTAGAGCCAGACGCTTGACGCAGAGCCAGACATACCACAGAAATGCGGCGTGCCTGGCTTTTTCTATATTCTGACCTTCTTTCTTAGTGACACACAGCCTTAGCGGAAGGTTTAAAATGCGGTTCAATTCCGTCTGTGTGTCAGTTGCCGGTTCGCTCCCGGCTGATGTGGGCGTGGCAGACTCCCCACAAAGAATAAAAATGTTCGCTGAAAACTGCATTTGTGTGAGAACGGCTACTGGAAGCGACAGTGTAAGCGGCACAAACGACGTGACAATCTAAGCGAAAATCGCAAAATATAGGCATTTCATGATGGCGAGTAGCTTAATGGTAGAGCCGGAGTAGGGAGCCAACCGAAACGAAAAGGAGCGCAAATCTCCGCGGCTATAGTATGCCTAATATGTTGGTTCGATTCCAACCTTGCCAACTACCCCGCCGGAGGTCAATCCGGCTTAATCCATACCTGCGGCGGCAGGTCAATAAACACGACCAGGAGGATAACTATGCAGAAACTTATTGATACCTTGAAAGCATTTGGGATTGAGATTCCCGCAGACAAACAGGCGGACGTCAAGAAGGCCCTGTCAGAGCACTACAAAAACACCGCCGAACACAACAAGGCGATTTCTAAATTGGAATCTGACCGGGATACCTGGAAAGAAAAGGCCGAGGCCGCAGAGGAAACCTTAAAGGGCTTTGAGGGAATCAACCCAGCACAGGTACAGGCACAACTTGCAGAGTACAAAAAGAAGGCCGAGGACGCCGAGAAGGACCGGGACGCAAAACTCTATGAGAGGGACTTTGCGGACGCTCTAAAAATGGCCCTGGATAGCGTGAAGTTTTCCAGCGAGGCGGCCAAAAAGGCCGTCATGGCAGATATCAAGGATGCCGGACTGAAGCTAAAGGACGGCAAAATCTTAGGACTGAATGACCTGATCTCCCAAATGAAAGAAAAGGACGCCTCTGCATTTGTGGACGAAGCACAGCAGCAGGCGCAGCAGAACGCGGCGAGGTTTACGGCTCCGAGAGGGCAGCAGACACCGCCCGGAAGCATGACAAAGGCAGATATTATGGCGATTAAGGACCCGTCAGAGAGGCAGGCCAAGATTGCCGAGAATATCTCATTATTCAGGAAAGGATAACAAATTATGGCAGTAATTGAAAATACAACTACCACAGCCCAAATTAAACTTGAGGCGAAGGAAGTTGATTTTATTACCCGGTTTGAACAGAATTGGGACGCACTCCGGGAAATTATGGGAATCATGCGTCCAATCAGAAAACAGCCCGGAACAAAGCTGGTTTCCAGCAAGGCAACTGTGGAATTGCAGGACGGAAACGTACCGGAAGGTGATGAGGTTCCGTTATCCCAGGCGACCGTTACTCCTGTAGCTTACGAGGATTTGGAGCTTGAAAAATTCCGTAAGAGGGTGACGGCAGAGGCCGTGGCGAAGTATGGCGCTCCGATTGCTGTACAGAAAACGGATGATGCCTTTCTTGTGGAGCTTCAGAACAAGGACCTTGACCGGTTCTATACCTTTGCACAGACCGGGACCCTGACCGGCTCCTATGCAACTTTCCAGATGGCCGTGTCTATGGCGGTCACTCTGGTAAAGGACAAATTTAAGAAAATGCGCCGGGATTATACCAATATCGTTGTGTTTGTAAATACGATTGACGTTGGCAAATATCTGGGAGCGGCAGAGATTACCATTCAGACGCAGAATGGAATCGAATACTTCAAGAATTTTCTTGGAGCTACTACGGTTGTCATCTCGTCTGAAATCCCGGAGGGCACCGTCCTGGCAATTCCGGCAGATAACATCGTTCTCTACTACATTGACCCCGGAGACGCAGATTTTGAAGAACTGGGATTAAGCTATACCACAGGCAACGGTGAAACCAATCTGATCGGAATCCACAAGGAAGGCGTATATGGCCGTGTCAGCGGAGATACTCACGCACTCATGGGAATGAAGCTGTTTGCGGAGTTCATTGACGCAATCGCCAACATCAAGATCAGCGCTGCCTCCGGTGCCTCTCTGGGGGAATAACCCCCGCTGCGCTGTCCTCTGGTGACAGCGGGACAAAAGTAAAGAGGACAAGACGGAAGGCGGTGGAGTGATGGCCTACACGGATTATGAGTTTTACAAAGAACGGTACTACGGCAGCATGATACCAGAGGCCGACTTCCCACGCCTCTCCGAACGTGCCAGCGACTTTATAGACACCATAACCTTTGACCGGCTTGTGGACGGACTGCCGGCAAATGAGCGGGCCGCCGCAAAGGTACAGAAGGCCGTGTGTGCCGTGTCAGAGGCATTGTATCAGATAGGACTTGCAGAACAGCAGGCCTTGTCTGCCGCCTCCGGAACGTCCACACAAGTGGGTGTCATGGCCGGCACAACCGGCGTTATCACGTCCAGAAATTCCGGCTCCGAGTCTATTTCCTACGCTTCTCCGTCCGAACTGGCCGGAAGCGCTAAGGAATGGTCGGCGGTGTATGCGGCGGCGGGGGATGCCGGGGCAACCAATAAACTGTTGGTAGAAACAGCAAGACCGTATCTGTCCGGGGTGGCTGATGATAGGGGGGTGAATCTGCTGCATGCAGGAATCGGTTGACATCTTAGGCGCAAAATATCACATCACGATTGATGATGAAATGCACCGCACTGAAAGGGACGGGGCTGAAAGACGGTATCTTCATGAAATCTCGCTCCGACCGAAAGCCGACATGCTGGACAGCGAGGCAACAGACTACGAGAGGGCGCTACGGTTCAATGAGGTCGGGCGGCACGAGATTTTTCATGCATTCTTCGATGAAAGCGGCCTTGAAGGATATTCACAGAATGAACAGCTTGTTGACTGGTTGGCGGCGCAATCCCCGAAAATTTTTAAAGTATTTACAGAATTAGAGCTTCTCTGATTCGGAAAGGAAAAATTATGGATTTTGGAATCACAGGAATAGCGGCTATCACCGTTCTCTGTTTCCTGGCCGCACAGGGAGCAAAAGCCACGGCCATTGATAACAAATGGCTCCCGGTCATTTGCGGCGTTTTAGGCGGCGCTCTGGGCGTTGTAGGCATGAGGATTATGCCGGACTTCCCCGCCAACGACATCATCACGGCGGCGGCGGTGGGTGTGGTATCAGGATTTGCGGCTACCGGAGTACACCAAGCGTATAAGCAGGTTAAGGGGTAAGACATGGTAAAAGAAATTACAGCAGAAATGGGAGAGAAGTGCCGGGTTGACGTGGACAAACTCCACGAGACATTGCTGCAGCTGCCCGGAGAGAAATATCTGGAATTGTATCACAAAATGCAGTTCCACGTAACAGGATACTCCCCATTTGGGTGCTATGTGCCTAGTGATGGGTGCGCGGTGTAACTATGTACGGGGCAACAATCACCTTGTTCAATCTCTATGAATCCCCCACAGCGGCAATCTGGTATCCCCACGTCCTCACCGGCGTTGACCTAAACACGGACAAGGGCCAGATTCTGAAAAAGTATGGTCCGGACAGCAAGGACAACGCCGAGTTACATATCGCCTATGCAGACATGGACGGTCAGAAGGTCATCGTCAACGGCCTGACCGGAGAGCCGTCGTTAAACACCATGGGAGAACCGCTTCCCTGGCTCCCGCCGAAAGAGTGGAGGAAACAGGTAAACGACCTTCTGGACGATACGATTACCTTCACTCCAGGGGACTTTTTCTGGGACGGAGAGTGGACGCAAGGCCCAGTGAATGACGAGGATTATCAGGACAGACGGGAGAGTGGATTTTATGAACACATGAATTTGAATTATGACTTTGTGTACCGGATTACCTCTGTTGGCGGTCCGTATGCGGTTATTCCGCATTTTGAGATTTTGGGGGCTTAGTATGGCACAAAAGACGATTCATTTCAAAAAGTATTCCATCATTAAAAATGGCGTGACCATCAAACTGGATATGAGCCGGTTTGAGAAACAGTTTGTGCAGGCGCAGTATCAGCTTGACGGGCAGGTCATGAATAGTATGGTGCCATTTATGCCCCATCTTAACGGAACATTCATACAGACTACAAGGGCAGCGAGCGCAGCGGTACAGGGCAGTGGGCAAGTATATGCGGCATTCGGGCCACAGGGACGGTATCTGTATGAGGGTAAGGTTATGGTAGATGAGGAGACTGGAAAGGGCCCCATGAAGATTCCGACTGGCCCAGGCGGTGAATATGTACTTAGATACCGCAAAGGTGCAAAACTGGTTGCGACAAATCGGCCTCTCCGTTACACAAAGACACACAATCCAGAAGTAACGGACCATTGGTTTGATGCCGCAAAGAAAAAAGATGGAAAGGGGTGGGTAGCTAATGTCAAGCAGGTTGCGGGCGGTGGTAAACGCAGCTAATCAGCCTATAGTGCTTTCAGCTGACGAGGGATATAAAACCGTTCGGGAGGCTATAAAGGTGCTTTTAAATCAGTATCCCGGTCTTTACCCAGACGAGAAGATATTGTTTGAAACTCTCGACACAGACGAAGGAATTATTTTTTCTGACAATAGCGGTGCTTTGGTGTATTCGGAAAAAAAGGATATCACCGATATGATTCACCAAAAATGTCAGTATCCGTTTTTTGTGGTTTATCGCAGCACGACCACAAAGGAACGGCTGAAGCTATCCATTCAAACCTTTCTGGATACGTTAGGCCGATGGCTTTGCCAGGAGCCGGTGGAGATTGACGGAAGTAATGTGAGACTGTCGAAGTTTCCGAAACTATCCGACGGAAGGGAAGTCAAACGGATTACGAGGGAAAATTCCTACGGCCTAGATCCCCAATCAAACGGCGTACAGGATTGGGTTCTTCCTGTAGTCGTGGAGTATACCAACGATTTTCAATTGTAAAGGAGAAATGCAATGAAATTAACAAGAGGTGCATATCGCACATTTTTAGATTCCACCTTCGGCGGCACAGGCGGCCCGGAATGGTGGAGAATCGGTAAAGATATGGAAGAAATGAATGTGGAGCTGAATCCAGATGTAAGCAGCGTAAAAAATATTTGGGATGAAACATCGGTACAGGATAATGGATACGAACCCTCGATTGAAGCGGATCCGTATTACGCAAATCCTGACGATACAATCTATCCGAAGCTGCTGGATATTGCCATGAACCGGCTTAAGGGGGACGCTTGCAAAACGAAAATCCTTGAAGTGGTTGTCGAGGATACGGACGCAACGAATCATAAAGCGTGGGTCGAAGATGTAGTCGTCAAAGCATCTTCTTATGGCGGCGATACGGCCGGTTTTGCAATCCCATTTACGGTTACGTTTGATGGGAATAGAAAAGAAGGATATGTCACGATCGAAGATGGGACACCGACGTTTAAGGAGGGAACGATCCCGGCCTCATTAAGCGAGTAATGATGGAGGTATGCGATGGGGAATCAAATTAAAATTGATGACGGCAGCGAGATTTTTGACATTGTAAATCAGCGGGGCGAATGTCTGGGACAGTTTAAATTCATTCCTTCGGATTTCGATCTCATAAAGCGCTACGAGGAAACGATAAAAGCATTTGAGGTAATGCAGGAGGAGCTGAAAGACAAGGCAGATGGAGGAATCGAATACATAAAGAAACTGGACGATCGTATGGGAAAGCAAGTGGATTATTTGTTTAATGCGCCTGTATCAGAAAGTTTCTTTTCTATTACCAGTCCATTCACGATCTTAAAAGAGAATGTGATTGATGCGATCCGCATTATCATCGAAACGAAGCGTGATGTAAAACTTAAGGCAGTGCAGAATCATGTAGAGAAATACACGGCGAAATATAAAGCAGGACCCGGCGGCTACATAGCCCCGGCAAAATAATGCCGGCATGGAGTCTCCCGGAAACGCTGGAGGTTGGTGGGACAGAATATGGAATTCGCACAGATTTCCGGGCGGTATTGGACATATTAGCGGCCTTTAATGATCCGGAGCTTCCGGAGGCTGGAAAGCTGCAGGTTATGGTTGAAATTCTGTATTTCCTTCCACA